GCCCTAGAATTAGAGAAGGCTGCATACAACTTTGCACTAGAGCCAACACCTACTATTGCGCTTAAATCAACTGGGGCTAATTTACCAGCTGAGCGTATTAGCAAATTGCTAGAAGCCTGGAAACAATCACGTCAAACACGCGGAACAGCCTTTCTTAATGCCGATATTGAAATGACGTCAGTCGGCTTCGATCCTAAGTCTTTGCAACTTACCGAAGCACGTCAGTACCTTGCAACTGAGATCGCTAGACTTATGAACATACCTGCGTGGTACGTTTCAGCTGACACTAACTCTATGACTTACTCGAATGTAACGTCAGAGCGTAGGGCTTTAGTTGATTTTAGCCTTCGACCAATACTTACACAGATAGAACAACGTTTAGATCAATCTGACTTTACGCCACAGACGCAGACAGTCAGATATGCGCTTGATGACTTCTTGCGTGGTAACCCACTAGAGCGCGCCCAAGTCTATGAGGTACTTAACCGCATAGGTGTCTTATCAGTAGATGAAATACGCAGAGCAGAGGACTTAGTATTATGAAATTAACAATGCCAGTAGCAGTTACAGCTGCCGATAGTGACTCACGCACAATATCAGGCACTATTGTTACTTGGAACGAGCAAGGCAGAACGTCAGCAGGTTTAACAAAGTTTGCAAAGAACTCTATTGCCTTAAAGTCTGTTAAATTATTTTTAGAACACGATCGTACAAAGCCAATAGGTAAAGTTCTTAGTTATGACGAAACCGAGGAAGGCATTGAAGCCGTATTTAAGATCGGTAAGACTAGCGCTGGGTCTGACGCATTAGTAGAAGCTGCCGAAGGATTACGCGATGGCTTTAGCGTTGGCATTATGGTCGATGAGTACGAAATTAAAGACGGTGTAATGGTAATAACTGCCAGCACACTAGATGAAGTATCGCTAGTCGAAAGCCCTGCTATTGACAGCGCACGAGTTTCTGAGGTTGCTGCCTCAGATGATCCAAACACAGAAAACAAGGAAGGGTCAGAAATGATCGATACTCCAGAAGTTGCCGCTGATACTGAGGTATCGGTCGAGGCAGCAGAAGTAAAGGCAGCAGCTCCAGTTGCTCAGCCTTTGACTTACGCACGACCACGTTCTCCAATCGTGGACAAAGCTACATACTTGGAACACTCAGTACGCGCAAAGTTGGGCAACGAGGATTCACGCCAATTTGTAGCGTTTGCCGATGACACTACTAGCAATAACGCTGGTTTAATTCCAACACGTCAGCTAACAGAGGTAATTAACCCTCTATCAAACGCTGATCGTCCAATGATTGAAGCAATCTCTCGCGGCGCACTACCTGACGCAGGTATGACCTTTGAGATTCCAAAGATCACAGTAGTACCAACCGTTGCTGATGTAAACGAAGCACAGCCAATTACCGAAACAGGTATGGAAACATCTTTCCTATCAGTAAGCGTAAACAAGTATGCAGGTGGACAAACTTTCTCAGTAGAATTACTAGATCGTTCAAACCCAGTATTCTTTACTGAGCTAGTACGTCAAATGGAGTTTGCTTATGCAAAAGCCACAGATTCTTTTGTTGCTGGCGAAGTTGCTAATAACGGAACACTTAACGCAACTGCTACAACTGAGGATAAAGACGGACTCTTAACTTTCGTGTCCAGCGCAGCAGCAGCAGTTTATGGCGCTTCACTTGGTTTTGCACGCAACCTAGTAGTAAGTCCTCAACAATGGGCTAGAATTATGAGCTACAATGACAGCGGACGTCCAATTTACACAGCTTCACAGCCACAAAACGCTGGTGGCGCGGTAGCACCAACAAGTATTCGCGGAAACGTATTAGGTCTTGATCTTTATGTTGATCGCAACTTTGGTGGAACAGGTGGCACAGGTCTAGGCGACTATTCAATGGTCGTAGTAAACCCTGACGCTTACACCTGGTACGAGTCACCACGCGTACGTCTACAAACAAACGTAGCGCTAAACGGACAAATTGAAGTTAGCTACTATGGCTATGGAGCACTTGCAACCAAGATCGCTGCTGGCGCTAACTGGTTTAACAAGTCCTGATAACAAACTAGATCGAGGGGTGGGCGTGTTCTCCCGAGCGCTCACCTCTCATTAAAGGAGTAGATATGCCTTCAATAATCACAGCCACACAGCTGCGATCTGTTCTTGGCGTATCCTCATCACTTTACAATGACGCATATTTAGATCAAATAATTGATACAGCAGAGGCAGTAATTCTGCCTATGCTAGAAAAATATGCTTCCCCAATCGGGAGCACTAAACTTTTAGATAACAAAGCAATCTTTACTACCGTTGGCGAAAACCTATTTAGTGCTGGTCAATCGGTAGTTATTACAGGTTGTGGCTCACCTTACAATGGCACTCGCACAATCTTAGATGATGATAACTTAGGCGAGTATTCGTTTGCTGCTGCAATTACAAATGCCGATATTAACGAAGCAAACGTAATTCCAAGTGGTCTAGCCACCCTATCGGGAGCTTCTACTTATGTAGGCAACGACGCTATTGAGTCGGCAGTTTATGTTGTAAGCGTTGAAGTATTCCAATCACGCACCGCAGCAGGTGGGCAGATAGAGGGCGTGGACTTTGCACCAACTCCGTACCGTATGGGCAGAAGCCTCGTCAATCGTGTCCAGGCTCTACTTGCGCCGTTCATTGATGTCGAGTCGCTATGCCAATAAGTGCCACTCGTACTGCACTAGAAACAGCTTTAAGCGGTATTGCCGCTAACGTTTACAATTCTGTACCTGAGTCTGTTATTCCACCGGCTATCGTTATTGTGCCGGACAGCCCGTACATTGAGTTTGAAACAATAAGCAAATCTGTTATTAGGTGCAAACTTAATTTTACTATTACCGTTGCAGTCGCTTATTACAGCAACGAAGCAGCCCTAGACAACCTAGAAACGCTGCTACTATCGGTCTTAGCAGCTCTGCCTGCTAATTATGTAGTTGGGGCAGTTGATCGCCCTTCAATTACGCAAGTCGGTGCGAGTGACTTACTCGTTGCTGACTTTAATGTATCAACCTACTACACAAACTAGGAACAAATATGGCAACAACAGTAATCACAGGCAGGGACGTATCTTTATCTTTCTCGGGATCTTTGGGAACCGATATTGACGCACAAGCTACATCCGCCGTTTTAACAAAAACAAACGATCGTCAGACATACCAAACTCTTGACGGCGAAGCCTACAAAACCACAAACGTCGAAGCTGAGTTTGCATTAGAGATTTTGGCAGACTGGGGCAAGACAAGCTCAGTATGTGAAGCACTTTGGACAGCAGCAGAATCACCCGACAATACCTTTACCGTAACTATGACAGCAGCAACAGGCGCAGTTTTTGCGTTTGACTGCCTACCAGAGTTTCCAAGTGCAGGTGGCGCTGGAACCGACGCGCAGACAGTATCCTTTACCTTTAAGGTATCTAAAGGCGCAGTAACAGAAACCTTTAGCTAAACAAAAACAATCGGGAGAACACAATGAAATTAAATATTAAAATAACTACAAACTCAGGTGATGTGGCTACTTATGTAGCTGCACCCCCTGAGTGGCGCAAGTGGGAATTAGAAACTGGTCAAAAGATTAGTAAAGATCCTTCACTAGGTATTAGCGATCTTATGTTTTTGGCTTATCACGCTATGAAGCGAGAGAATCCAAACAAGGCAGCGCTAAGCCTAGACAATTGGTGTGCCACGGTTGCAGATATTGAAATAGAGGATACAAAACTAAACCCCACCCAAGCGGTAGCCTCGGACGACTAATAGTTGAACTTGCTATCGCAACACAAATACCAATGCAGTATTGGGATAATGCAGAGGATATTTTAACAGCACTAGAGATATTAAAGGAGCGTAATGGCTGACGTCAAAGTTGAATACAACAAAGCCGACCTACGCCAAATCCTTAAATCTTTTAAGGCTATGGACGACGAAGCAGTAGATCAATCTAAAAAATTATCGGGTGAACTTGCTCAATATGCTGCTGATCAAATTAAAGCTGCTGCAAGACGTAACAGCAAATACCCTAACGGATCTATTAAAGTCGCTGACGGTGTTCGTATTGCTAAATCAAGTAAGATCGGTGAGTTTAAGTATGGCTTTGCTAGTCAAAAATTAAGCGGTGGTGGTAACACTCAAGATATTCTTTATGGCTTAGAGTTTGGGTCTAGGCGATACAAACAATTCCCTGGACGATCACCAAATAAAGGTCGTGGTAATGCTGGATATTTTATTTATCCAACACTAAGACAAGAGCAGCCTGAACTTATTGAAAAATGGGAAAAAGGCTTTGAAAAAATATTGGATAGGTTCTAATGGCAGGCAATCGTACTCTTAAACTATCTATCCTTGCTGATACAGATGATTTAGTTAAAGGCTTAAAAAAAGCCGAAAACGAAACTGGTAACTCAGGCAATCGCATTGGTGATACTTTTAAGAAGGTCGGTGCTGCCGCTGCTGCTGCCGGTATTGCCGCTGCTGCCTTTGCAGTTAAGTTAGGCATAGACGCTACTAGAGCTGCTAGTGACTTCAGCGAAACCTTGGCCAAAACAAACGTACTCTTTGGCCAAGGTAGTGTCGCAGTACAAAAGTTTGCAGACACCGCTGCTGCACAATTTGGTCAAAGTAAGCAACAAGCTTTAGACGCGTCAGCTACCTTTGCAACCTTTGGTAGAGCTGCTGGTTTAGCAGGTGAGGAATTAGTAACCTTCTCTACTGACTTTGTCGGTTTAGCGTCTGATCTTGCTTCCTTTAATAACACAACTCCTGAGCAAGCCATTAACGCTATTGGATCTGCCTTGCGTGGAGAAGCCGAGCCACTTCGTCAGTTTGGTGTATTGCTAGACGACGCAACCTTGCGTAACGCAGCATTAGAACTTGGTTTAATCAGCACTACTAAAAATGCTTTGACTCCACAACAAAAAGTATTAGCAGCTCAAAAAGTTATTTACGAACAGACAAGCGCTGCCCAGGGTGACTTTGCTAGAACATCAGACGGACTTGCAAACCAGCAAAGAATACTTACTGCTGAGTTAGAAAACACAAAGATAGAAATTGGCGAGCAATTATTACCAGTAGCAGTCGATCTATTTAGATTTTTTAACGAGAGTTTAGTACCAATCATACGAACTGAATTAGTACCTAGAGTAAAAGACTTCATACAAAGTCTTAAAGATACTAGCGTAGAAATTACAAATTATTCTATTAAAAATGTAAATGCTCTTAAAAAAAGTTTTGAGGAACTTACAATTAGACTAGGTTTTGCTTCTGACGCAACTAGAAAACAAAATGAAATTGCAGTTTTGTTAAAGAATGTTTTTAAAGAGATTAGCTTAGCTACATTAAATGCTCCCATTGTATTTTTTAGAGCAGTATTAGAATTAATAAACTTAATAGTTAAGGCTATGCAAGCTCTTGTATTAATTGTACGCGGAGATTTGGGAGCAGCCTTTAGAGTGTTTACTAATGATAACAAAGCTGCTACTGAAAGTTTAGAAAATCAATACAGAGCCTTAAATAATGTTAATAACGGATTAGCAAACCAATACAGAGAACTAAGAAATATTAACAGCATTAAACCCGACGCAAGTTTTATTGGTGGTGGGAACATTAGTATTCCAGGTGGCGGAACTAGCGTAGGTACTGGTGGCACTACAAAAACACCAAGTATTAGAGGTTTAAGTGGAGAAACATTGGAACAACTTAAATCCGACTTGCAGTTAATTAGTCAATTTGGTGGAATTATCGAAGGTGTTAACGAAAAGTTTGGCGATCCATTTTTTAAGTTTGGAAAAGGTTTTAACGTTGGCGAGTCTATTAGGACTGGCATACCCGTATCAACACGCCCACAACCTTCAATAGTAAACGTAAACGTAACAGGCAATTTAATAGATCCAGCAGGAGCAGCTAGAGCAATAGCAGATTTATTAAAAACCGAAGGGGCACGTAACGGCACCCTACCATTAGTATCAGAGTTTATTGCCCAATAATGCCAGCTTACACACCTAACCCAATAGTCTTAATTGACGGTGTTGCTTACACAGGCGACACGCTTAATGGCGTTAGCATTATTACTGGACGCACTAGCGTAGATGAACAACCACGCGCGGGATATTGTACAATCAATTTAATTACGTTTGATAATGACAGTCCCCTAATTGAATTAGATCACTCGGTACAAGTAGAAATAGACGACACGACTGGATCGCCAACTATTATCTTTGCTGGATTTGTATCTGATGTTAACCGTTTTGTTCAATCTTACGGTTCAGTTGGTTTTGCAACTACTACAACTATTACAGGTGTTGGATCATTAGCCAGGCTTAATAGACGTTTAGTTGGTAGTACAGGTTTTGCTAAAGAGTTTGACGGCACGCGTATTTTTAACATTATTCAAGAATCAACAGCTGAGCGCTGGGAAGATACTCCGGCAGGCGTTACCTGGGCAACAGTAGATCCTTCATTGACTTGGGCGACTTACAATCCTTATTTGGGTGATATTGACGTTCCTGGAGCTTATGAGTTAGTTGCATATTCAAGCGGTGCAGCAAACGCTTTGACTTTAACTGGTTTTGCAGCTAATAGCGCTAGAGGCGTATTGTATGAAGGGCGTGACGGCAGGCTCAATTATGATGACGTAAATTTTAGAATTAACGAAGTAGTTAATAATGGATACACAACTATTCCAAGTGACGTAATACTAGCGAGTAACTTATCAAGCATTGAACGTTTATCTGATTTAGCCAATGATGTAACAGTAAGTTACAAAAACGGCCAAACAGAAACCGGAACGTCAGCATATTCAATTAGCGAATATGGTCAGTTAGCAGTAAGCATAAGCACAATTTTAGAACACGATTACGACGCTGAAACTATTGTTGATTATTATTTGATTACTCGAGATACCCCTAGACGATCTTTAAGCAGTATCACAATCCCATTACAGCTATCTAATATGACTGATCTGTTGCGCGACGATTTAATCCTGGTTTACAACGGTATGCCATTATCAATAAATCCGCCTGACACTATTTACAACGGTAATTTTAATGGCTTTGTTGAAGGCATAAATTGGAAAATAAATCAAAATGAAACGTTTTTAACGCTTTATCTGACAGAATACGCGCTTAGCGTAGTAGCACAGAATTGGAATCAGGTTTCGCCTTTAGAGGCTTGGAATACGGTTTCAGGTACACTAGACTGGGTAAACGCCCGAGTCGTAGCATAAGGAGCAATAATGGCAACAACACCTAATTACAGCTGGGTAATGCCTGATCCTACCGACTTGGTTACGGATCTACCAGCTGACTTTGAAATCTTTGGTGACGCGGTAGACGCGTCAGTATTTGAGGTGGAAACTCAAGTAGAATTAAATAACCAAACTGGCACGACTTACACTTTAGTAAGTGCTGATCGGGGCAAGTTAGTATCTTTTACAAACGCTAGTGCAATTACTTTAACTATTCCAACAAACGCTACAACTGCCTTTCCTACTGGCACACGCATAGATATTATTCAAACTGGCGCTGGACAGGTAACTGTCGGTGGTGCAGGTGTAACAATTAACAGCAAGTTAAGCAACAAGAAATTAACAGGTCAGGGATCAGCAGCTTCCCTAATTAAGTTTGCTACTGATACTTGGTGGTTAGTAGGAGATTTAAGTGCTTAGATTTATTGGTATTAACAACCAAGCAGCACCTTTAATAGCACCTAGTGCAGTAGATTATTTAGTAGTCGCAGGGGCAGGTGGCGGTGGTCGCCTTGGTGGCGGTGGCGGAGCTGGCGGTTTTAAGACTGCAACAGCTTTAGCAGTTAGCACAGGAGTTAATTACACAGTCACAATTGGTGCGGGTGGTGCAGGTTCAACTAATCGAGCCAATAAAGGCAGTAACGGTAGTAACTCAGTTTTTAGCAGCATAACTTCAACTGGTGGCGGTGGCGCTGGAAGTTTTAGCAATATTAACGGTGCCAATGGGGGATCTGGTGGCGGTTGCAGTTCTAACGGATCGACTAACGGTTTAGGTGGCTCAGGTACAGGTACTGAAGGCAAAGATGCTGGAAATGGTGGAAGTGCATTTTCTGAGGCTGGTTCAGGCGGTGGCGGACATACTAGCAACGGCGCAAGCATAACTGTTACCGGAGTTGGTGCTAATGGCGGATCAGGCACATCTAATTCTTATTCAGGCAGCGCAGTCACTTATGCTGCTGGTGGTGGTGGCGGTGGAAATACTGCTGGAAATGGCACAACAAACGTTTCAGGTAACGGCGCAACAGGCAACGCAAATGG